ACAGGATATGTGTCCTGACTGGACAAACGTATATCTTCTGAAAAGAAAAGCGAGAATGTCGCTTCTAGAAAAAGATAAAATTGCCTTGAGACTTGTCGTGCCTTGGAATCCAATCTTACATGCAGGTAAGATGATAAACTTCAAACTATATAATAAAGAAACCAATGGTCAAAATTATGGTTCTGGTGATTATTTGATTGTCAATCTAGTACATACTATTAAGTTCGGTGGTTATGCAGTAACCACTCTAGATTGTGTTTCCAGAACGACTGGTAGAGGAGAAGTGTAACTTATGAAAAATTCAACAACATCATCATTACTATATGGTATAGTTGTGGGTGGTGGTGAAGATGATCCTGCACCAGATCAGTCTAATAATTTGAGAGTATATTGTCCTTCTATACACGGCAAAGATGTTAATTTCAAGCATCTTGCTTTTAGTCCTAGATTGATAAGTCCTGATCGTGCGGGTATGCAATCTTTTGTTGGTGGCTTAGATTACGGTAGTCTTGTGGTTGTGTATAAAGACACAGGCTCTAATCAATGCCAAATTTTGGGTCTTGCTAACGACTTGAATAATTATGAAAGTGGTATTCCAGGCAATCTAAATTTGATGAATAATCCTATTATTGCGAACTTACTGAATCGAAGTATGGGTGTCTTTCGACCACCTACTATTCAAGAAACTACTCAGGGTGGTGCCAAAGTATTTAAGATTGATGAGAGAGGTGATCATAATCATAATCTATTAAAAGGACTGCCTACTCATGGTGCATTATTTCCTCTGAATGGTATACCTATCGATCCTATCAAGGGCATTAATACTGCAATACAGGCATCTTTTAATATTCCTGGTCTTAATGTAATAACTTCTTTACCTGGTATCGCAATGTCTTTGGGTAGTCTCTTAAATAAGATACTTTCTAATGCAAATATGAGCAAGCAATTAAAGAACAGTATGCCTATTTCGGCACTCAATGCTGCAATAAGCATGAGTACTCTTGTACAATCTATAGAACAGAGCGAGAGTTCTGGCTTCATGACCTCTGGTAGAGTTAATGAAGAGGTGTATATGGAAAATGCTGTCGAATTATTGAAGCAGTGTACTAATGTGTCTGACGTGATCAGTGCAACGACACGACTACAATCCGATACATCTTTATTTGGTCTAGAAGAATTTGGACCTACTGTGGTTGAAGAGGACACACCTTTTGGTAAAATAATGACCAGTTACAGTGCCAGTGGTGAGCAAATTAAATTGACTCCTGCAAGTGTAGCGCAAGGTATCAGCACACTAACTAATCTGATGTCTGGTTCTGGTTTTCCAAGTTCTGTTCCAGGACAAAATCTATTTGGTAATTCTTCAGGTACTATATTGAATATGATTCAACGTCTACCTTCGGGTGATGCTACTGCCGCAATAGGACTTCTGAATCAATTAAATACCAGCGGTGTAGCTCAGAAATTACATAGTATGTTTGAAAAGGTTGCAAAAGGTGGCAATCCTATAGATGATGTGGGTTAAGGAGAAAAACTAATGTCAGACGCAATTTTAGACTTAGTAAAAGCAGCAGGACTTAATCCGAAACCAGGTGATGTGGTCGAAGTTAGCGGTGTTTCATACACCTTTGACGGCACAAAGATGATTTTAGGGGCTCCGCCAGGTATAAGTAATGAAACTTCTGAGGTTAAATCGGAAACACCTAGAAAATGGGATGAAGTTCAAGACGCCCGTAAATTACCTGGTGCTGGTAAGTATCCAAACTATTGGGCACATAAAACACGATCAGGTCATGTCATCATGCTCGATGATAGTAAGGGTGCTGAAAGTGTCACCATACAACATCGTGGTGGCTCTATGTTACAGATCATGCCTGATGGTAAAGTTCATATCAGGGCTCAGAATGGTCAACACACTGTTGTATTTGGTGAAAACAGAATGTATGTCACAGGCGCACACGATATAACTGTAGATGGTGCCGCCTCTATGAATATTAAAAAAGACTTCAACGTTAATGCAACGAATATGAATTTTACCGCCAGCGGTGATATGAATATGAAAGCAAAAAACATTAATCTACAACCAAGCGGTAGAATGGATATAGCTGGAGAAGGTCTGACTCTCAAATCAAATTCAAATATTGATATTGAATCACATAAAGCTATTGGTATTTTCGCCAAGGGTGGTTTCTCGGCAGGTTCTAAGGAGGGAGAAACTGTCATCGTAGCCAACAAAGATATTGGTATCGAATCGAAGGCTGGAAAACTGGTTCTTGAGTCTAATCAAGACATGTCTTTGAAATCGGCTGGTAAAATTTCTACTAGAAGTGAAGGTAGATTTTCTATCAGAGCTGGTGAAATCGTTGCAATGGACGCATCTGTGACTGTTGCTGTTCAAAAAAATCAATCTCTACCACCCGATCCACAAAAATCGATATCTTTTACCACTGAAGTATAAATAATTATATGGCACAAATAGCAAGAAAACCAACATATTCAGACTTAGACCTAGACTTTATCGCTCATCCTACAACAGGTGATGTGATGAAGAAAACTGGTGAAGATGCTATTAAACGATCTGTTCGCAATTTAATTCTAACCAATTTTTATGACAGACCCTTCAGATCATTCATAGGTTCTAATGTAAACAAAATATTGTTCGATAATATTACTGTTTTTACTCAGAAATTTTTAGAAGATGCAGTCAGAGATGTGCTAAACAATTATGAACCTAGAATTAGTATTAGCAACATAGAAGTAGAAGTTGATAATGAGAATAACGGATTCTATGTGACACTAACATTTAACATAATTAACATGTTGGAACCGCTAACAACAATAATCTTTTTGGAACGCATTAGATGACCACAAATAATACTCTTAGAATAGCAGAATTAGATTTTGACACAATTAAAGAAAATCTAAAAAATTATCTTCGTAGTCAATCTGAGTTTCAGGATTTTGACTTCGAAGGTTCTGGCATGTCTGTTCTGCTGGATATTCTAGCCTATAACACTCACTATATGGGTTACTACCTGAATATGGTGGGTAATGAGATGTTTTTAGATACGGCTCAGATCAGGGCTTCTGTTTTGTCTCATGCCAAAGCCATCAATTATGTGCCTGCAAGTAAAAAAGGTGCACAAGCGGTTGTCAATATAACCGTAACACCTTCTGATACCGAAGACAACAATGTAAATATTATAACCTTAGATAGATATACCAGATTTCTTGGTCAGGATATAGGCGGTGTAAACTATCCTTTCGTTGCGCTATATTCAAACAATGCAGCCAAGGTAAACGGTTCATTTTCTTTTGCAAATGTTATAATAAAACAAGGTGAAGTTTCTACTTTCCAGTATGAGATGAACTCACAGAACACGAATCGCCGCTTCGAAATACCTTCGGCAAATGTTGACACCACGACATTGATTGTTACGGTGCAAGAATCTAGCAGTAATGTTGATACTAAAGTGTATACTCTTGCTGATGATATAACCACACTTACTGCGAATTCTGAAGTCTATTTTATCGAAGAGAATGAAAATCTAAATTACACCATATATTTCGGTGACGATGTTATTGGTAAAAGACCTAGAAACGGAAACATAATAACAGTTTCCTATGTTGATAATGTGGGTTCTCTAGCCAATAAGATTGGTAATTTTGTCGCAACGGACACAATAGATGGCTTTAGAAACAATGTCATCATCAACTCAGTAAGTTCATCATTCTCTGGTTCAGACAAAGAAACGCTAGATCAGATCAGATATCGTGCTCCTTATTTCTATTCAACACAAAATAGAGCGGTCACCACTCTCGATTATACCACACTCATTACAAAAGATTATCCAAATATCGATTCTATTTCTGTATGGGGTGGTGATGACAATGATCCACCAATTTATGGTAAAGTTTTTCTTTCTCTCAAAACAACAGATAATACACTACTATCAAACGCCGAAAAAGAAAGAATCAAAAACGAGCTGATCGAAAACAGAAACGTATTGACAGTTATACCTGAAATTATTGATCCTGAGATAACATATCTATTGATCAGAGGTTCAGTATTTTATAATCCAACAATCGCTGGTTTGACTAATAACCAGTTATATTCACTTGCTATTGCTGCTATTCAAGACTATGAAGACACAGAACTAAATCAATTCAACTCGACGTTCAGAAAATCTAAATTACAAAATCAGATCGAGTCTGTAGATAAGTCTGTTACAGGAACAGATATTCGCGTGTTCCTACAGAAAAGAATCGCTGTCGATACGACGCAGGCTAAAAAATATACTATTAATGCAAACTTCCCAATCAAAAAAGGCGATTTCAACAACCAAATATCGTCTTTTCCACAATTGAATGTGCTTGATGCATCTAATATACAGAGACAAGTATTTTTCGAAGAAGTGCCTTCTGCCTTCACAGGTGTTGATGGTGTAGATATTGTAAACCCTGGCATCAACTTTACAACTGCACCGACAGTCACAATTATCGGTGATGGTACAGGAGCCACTGCGATAGCAAGAATAACTTCGGGAAGAATCTCAAGCATCGATATCACTAACAAGGGTATCAATTATAGCAGAGCAACAATTTCTATTACCGGTGGTGGTGGATCCGAAGCATCTGCGGTGGCTAGACTCGAATCGAAGTTCGGTAAACTCAGAACATACTATACAAAAACCAATGGTGAGAAAGTTATCGTAAATGATAATGCAGGTACAATCAACTATGAAACTG